ATCAGCTGCTGAATAGATAGCGTGGATGCCCCGCCGCCGTTGCTGCCGGTGCTCCCATTGTTACCACCACCGCCGCCTCTGTTGCTTCTGTCGCTAACGGTATCCCAGCCACCTAGCACGTTGATTGACTGACCGTTATAGCTCTCTACCTGCCCCGGTTTGTTCGGGTTCCAGGCTTTAGAGGTACCGGCACCGCCACCCCTGCTGCCGTTGTCCCCGGCAGCGCCCCCTACTGAACTACCAACACCGCCAGAGAATCCAGGCATAATTAATCCTCGCGTACCCAGCCATTTTCAGTCAGCACGTGATTACCCATCACGCGGCCAGTTTCATGCACAGGTGTTTTGTGCATCACATACCGTACTTCCGGATCGATGCTCTCATATTTCGGCTTATCCGTGGTGTTCACTTCAGGTGGCACCTGCGCCGGGTCCAGCGGTGTAGGCTCATTGGTGCCAGGCGTTTTGATGTTTGGTTTACGCGGTGCGCGTGGTTTTGGTGCTTTAGCTGCGGTCATGGCTGTGTCTCCGTGGTTAAGTTGTGGGCAGCATAGCGCACAACGGTGCAAATGAAAAAGGGCCGGTGACATAAGTCACCAGCCCTGATTCAGCCCGCACGCCGCATCCAGTGGATAGCCCCGACGTGGAGCGGATAATTACAGGCTTTTGATTGAGCGTCCAGCCTTTTCTGCAACGTCCCACTGCGCGCCGTCGAACAGCGCCAGCCTGCCCATAGCACGGCGGTAGATGCCCAGCTCAGGCTTTAGCGTGCCGTCAGGCTGGCGCTGGTTACGGAACTGCGGCAGCTTTTTACGCAGCGTGACTGCATCGCCGTTGCGCACTGCGTCACCTGTGCCAGTGCCTTTAGCCACGGCACCCGGTCCGACGTTGAACACCAGATCGCAAATCGCATCGAACTGCGCCTGATTCCATAGCGGGTGTGCGATGGTGTCAACCAATGCAACAGCCTCAGACATATCCTGCGCCAGCAGCACATACGCCTCATTCAGTGTAATGCTGCGGGCTGGTGGCTTGCGTGATGTGTGGCCGAAGCCCCACGTGTAAATACCTTTGGCCCGCTCTGCAGCCGTGGCGAAGTAAGGTGATGCGCGAAACACTTCCCACGCTGCTGTAAAGCGGTTGCCGTTATCGCTTACTGTTCGCATCGTTGATGATCCTTGCGTGGGCCACACGACGCGCCCACCACAGTTTAAAAGGGAAACGGTAATGCGCGACAAACAGATCGCGCACCATGTGCAGTGCAACGCAGACTACCAGCGTGACGGCGATATTCTTCGGAAAGGTGTCATTCATCATGTGGCTAAAACCAGCCACACACACCAGCGCTTTAGCCATGTACAGCATGCGCCCCAAGATACCGTCGTTCACCTTCGGGCTGTAGATACCCCACAGTGACGCCAGCAGAATGACCAGCAGTGCCAGCTGGCCTACGAAGGTGTGAAACAGCGGGTAATAGTTATTCATCAGGGTTTTACTCCGGGGAACATACGCGATTTGATAACCGCAACAATGTCCATAGAGTCAACCTTAACCTTAACGCGTTGCACCAGGGACATTCCGAAAACGCCTAAAAAGAAGCCAATCACGCCTCTGTAGTCGGGGTCCACCACACCAGCCCAGCGGCAGGCCGGTGCGGTCAGGAAGTATGAGCAGAAGATACCACCGATAAAAAACGCGATGCGCTGCTTAAACGTCTTAATCTCAGTATTAACCACCAGCCCCACAAACGCGCTGCAGATCGCAATGACCAGCAGCAGCGTCTTACCTGACAGCTTTTCAAGCCAGTCCATATCAGCCCGCCTGTGTGACGATAAAGTTAGTGGCGATGGTGTAGCCGTCAGCGTCGGTCACGTTCACGTTGTAGGAACCGTGCTTAGTGACGTTACTCAGCTTAGCCGTAGTGTCCGGCAGCCCGGTGTTGTTGAACGCCCAGCTATAGGTCAGCGGTGCTTTGCCGCCTGTTGCCGTGCCGTCCAGCTCAATGGCGCTTCCGTCCGCTGGCAGCTCGCGATGGTGGATCAGGTTATCCGGGAACACCGGGATGTTGATTGGCTCAACAGCAGTAGCGCCTAAGCTGCTGAACTTCGTCTTTTCACCCAGCAGACCACCGCTGCGCACCCAGGCTTTTGCGCCCTTCGGCACGATGATGGCACGGCGGAAGTAATGGCCTTCCACGCCGGGTGCAGGTTTGGCTGCGCTGTATGCCAGCTCAAAGCCTACGCCGGTGATCAGCACGTCTTCAGTGGTTGTGATAGCTGCCCACAGCAGCGGGGAAAGGTAAACGGTTGTAGTCATGGCATTAGCTCACAGTTACGGTCAGGATTGAAATCAGGTTAGACACACGGATCGTAACGCGCGCTGTACCTGCGGAAATGAATCTGAGTTTGGTCTGGCGCGCAGCCGTACTGTCCACCACCACAGCTGCGTTATCGCTAACGGCGCTGTCAATGCGTGGTGATCCCATGCCGCCGTTGTTGTTGCCAGGGTTCGACAGCAGCCGGACAAATGCACCGATGGCCTGGAGGACGGTACCGGCTGGCGCTGTCATGGTGTAGGCGTCGTTGCTGGTTTTGCTGACCGCAAGTGGCCCGGTGTTGCTGGTGTCGTTCTGCAGGAACAGGAAGCGCTCACGGAACTGCACTGTGTCGCTGGTGGCTGTGGCCTGCTGCCCGTTGCGTGTTGCAATGGCGATGACGCGGTACACGCCATCGTCGCCTGATACGGGCGAAGCCAGCGACAGCTGCGCATTCACCTGTGACGGCAGGTCTGCCCACGTTCCGCCTGCCTGCTGCTTCTGCCACTGCCAGCCCACAGCTGCATCGCCATCCACCGTGACGGCTGCCGCGCTGATGATAGCCGCTTTGCCTGCGCTGAATGGCGTGTAGGTTGTGTCTGGCTCGGTGCCTGCGTGTCCGGTGATGTTGCTGTCCGCACCGGGCTGCTTAGTGAATACCGGCGCAGACGGTGCAGGGCCGGGAACAACGGCCACAGCGGGCCGCATATCCAGTGGATCTTCTTCGTATTCGTCGTAGAACGGTGTGATGCGCATAAAAAAGCCCCGGTGTTTAGTCGGGGCCATAATTGCACGTTGTTGCGGTTTTAATCAATTAAGCTGTGCTTGTCGTCCGGCAGGTCAATCTCTGGCACCAGCGTTGGCTCTGGCTCAACCGGGTCCACTCGCGCAGGCTCAGCGGTTGCAGCACATTGCCCGGTGCATGGGCCAGTGTCAGTGAAGCAGTTGGTGCAGGTGTGGTCTGGCGTCACTGGTGCAATGGCTTCGGTGATGCCGTCAGCCAGACGCTGCTCCGCTTCTTCGAACTCCCGCTTGATAATGCCCAGCTGGTTACTGGTCCAGTCAGCGCGCTGCACCACGAAATCAGCCCAGCGTTCCATGCGGCCAGCGTGTGTGCGCTCTGCCTCTGTGTCAGCTGCTGCCTGCTGCAACAGCTCATGCAGGCGCTGCACCTCTGTCACTGCTTCCTGCTGCAGCTGCTCGTAACGCTGCTGGCCTTCGACGCGCTCACGGTCAAATGCTTCCTGCAGTGAGTTGTTGAGGCGGCGCAGCTCGAACTGCAGCATCTGGTCATTGAATTGGCTCTGATTCATGGTCGGTTAATCCTTCAGGTAGTCAGTGGTCTGGTAAGCGCATTCGCTCTGTGTCAGCACCGCGCTGTCGTTTTCGATAATCACAGTATGCATCGGATGCTTGAACTCGTTAAGCCATTCGATCACCGGACGTGTTACCTCTTCAAAGCTCATCTCGCTCACATGGCGTGGCGCTGGCACCTGCAGGTTGTGCTGCTCTTTGCCCGGATACGGAAACAGCTGCATCAGCACAGCATCCACCAGCAGCTCGCTGCTGAGCCAGGTGCCGTTGTCGAGTGCCGTTCGCAGCGCATGCTTCATGGTGCTGCGGTCATTGTGCTGGTGCAGTGCTGTTGAGCCTGCTGCATACGTCTGCGGTTGTTGCGCTACGCCAGTTAATCGGCCAATGGCTTCGTGGCAGCCTGCAAGTTGCTGTTTGAGTGAGTCCACTTCCTTCTGCCACGCTGTATCTGCGTCGCGCTTCCTTCCGTGGGCTGCGAGCGTCTCCAGTTTCTGAATGCGCAGATCTTCGCGGAGAGCGTTGGTTTCACCCAGCAGCTCATGTTCGCGTTCATTCAGGCATTCAACCTTTTCCTGCAGCTCTTTGATGCGAGCCTTCAGCGTCACGCACTCCGGTGTACTGCGGCTAAGCGAATCAACCTGCGCATACAGCTTAATGTTCTCATCAGTCAGCTTAGTGTTCACTTCCTGCAGGCGCAGCGCTTCACACTCCATCTGCTGCGAGCGGTGCGCTGTGCCGCTCAGCTTGTTTTCCAGATCCTCTGCACGGTCAGCCCAGCGATGTAGCAGTGCCGTTGTGAGCGGTGTGCCTTTGCTGCGCGATGTGTAAAGAATCTCATGCGACAGTGCCGGTGCAGCACATGCGATGTTGTTTTCTGACATGGTTCAATTCCTCTGTTTGCTATGAATTCGCAAAAGTCTGCGAGTTTGTTTCAGCATCACGTTGCCGCTGTGATACTGGACCGCCAGCATATGAAAAAGGGCTGCAACGTGCAATGTTTTTATCAAAAATTCATGCCGATTCTGTGTCTCTACGCGCGAGGCAGAGAGAAATGCACCTAATTCAGTGATTCATCTGTATAGCTAGACAGTTAAAATTTCGTAAAATGTGTTATGAATCAATGCTGTATACAGCTATACAGATAAATCACCCCTTCACCAACACTTTTATAGAGTAATAGTGTAATTACGTATCTCGCTATATTGGTAGTATCTATGTATCTATGGTATCTCTATATAACTATTATAATATATCTGTATATAGTGTATATGGTGTCTTCCGCCCTACTGCCGCAAGGGTTTGCGTTATCCCGCTATGTGTCTTGCATCTGTATATATCTGTATATGCGCAGCATAAAAAAGGGGCGCATAGCGCCCCGAATCTACCCCGCATAAACTCGCAACTTATTGCGACTTCACATCAAAACGTTTGATGCTGTCGCCTACTCTAACGAAGCCCTGCGGCGGCGACTTCCTCCACTCCTTTATCCCCATGCCTGTGCGGTAATATCCGAGAGAGCGCAGCGTTGCCGCCATCTTGCGACTGTCTACCCGCAGCGTACCAACGGCACCCGCCCGCACTCGCTCCATCACTGCCTGCATTATGTTGCTGCTGGTGGCTGGCTGTGACAGCCCGTCTTCGTCAAACAGCTCTTCCATCACCTCCTGCACCACTTCGGCCAGTGGGTCTTCCTGCTTGAACTGTGCCACCACATCGCGGGCCAGACGCTCAGCCAGCATACTGGACTCACGCACGGTGTCGCGGTTGCACTTCACCAGCGCCTCAGCCCACAGCTGGTCACGCAGCGATGCGGTGTGCTCCACGTTACACTGCGTTGCCTCCATCGGCAGCCAGCGGCGCTCCCCGGTATCATCGCGCAGGATATCTTTAGGGTTACTGGTGGCGATGAATACGCAACGGCGTGGCAGCTGCTGGTGATACTTGCCGTATGCCGCACGGTCTTCGTCAGCCTGCTCCGACAGGAACGACTTCAGCTCTCCTATGTCTTCCATGTTGCGCAGAGACTCCAGCTCAGCCAGCTCCATAATCATCTTGCCCTTCATCCGGCGCGCTTTCTCTTTGGCCTTCGGTGACATGGTGCCGAAGTACTGCGGATCGAAGCACAGCGCACGCACGGTTGACGTCTTGCCGATACCCTGCGCACCGGTCAGGATAGGCGTCAGGTCATATTTGATGCCGGGATACTTCAGCCGCCCCGCAGCACCCATCCAGAATGCGACAGAGGCCGCTGTGGTGTACTCACTGCACTCAACGCCGAAGTGATCATGGAAGAAGCCAGGCACGCGCTCCACACCATCCCATTCCAGTGTACGGGCAATGTCCTGCGCACTGTCGAAGCTGTTTTCATGCGCCACCACATCAGCCACCGCAGCGATATCGCCACGATTCATCTGGTATTCCGGATCCTGTTCGTTGTACCACATCCACAAACGCACCAGCACATGATCCTCCATCGGCCGCCAGCCGCGTTTGCTCTTCGGATGCTTATACACCGCGCGCTGCATGAACCTGTCATAGCCGATAACATACGGCGACAGCGGGCCGTGCATCATCTTAGCCGCCAGATTCATAGTGCTAATGGCGTCATTTCCTTTGGCTACGGCGACTTCTTCAGCGAAGGCAACTGCGGCGTCGTCCGCTTCTGTCCAGGCCTTTACGCGCTGTTTGCCTTTTTCGATCACCGCCAGCGCTTTGCCCTTTGCTGCCTCTTCCTCATCATCACCCAGCTCTGCATGCAGCTCTGCCTCTTTGCTGGCCGTCCAGGCTTCGCGGGCAGTGCGCAGCGTCTCCGTCACCACAGTTAGCAGGCGGTCACGGTCCGGGCCTTCCTCAGTCACTGCCGTGCAGGCGTAGCGAATGCACTCCATACGGCGACGCTCTGCGTATTTGGCCGGAGATTCCTTCGCTTTGAATTTGATGCTGTCGCGGTAGTCCAGGTCTGTGCCGTGAATGAAACCGACGTTGAACTGGTCAGCCACGCCGTCACAGGGGAACATGAAAGAAAAATCGTCTGGCTTCGTCTCTGTGCTGTACTGCTCCGCGTGCTCATCGGTTGCAGGCAGATACATGCGCCCGTCGCGGCCAGTGGTGGCGCCCAAATCCACCAGCATCTGCGCCAGCGGCTGGAAAAGATCGCTGATGTAGTCCGGTACCACAGCATCCTTTTTGACAATGCCGGTGCGGTGCACTGACAGCTTATGCAGCGCGAAGTGTGCGCGCAGCTTTGTCACACTGACTGCCGATTCTCCGGACACTGTGACAACGGAGCCGTGCGCAGGCAGGTACATAGGCTGCGACACAGCGAACGACGCCGGGTCTACTTCCAGCGCAGGCACCAGGCGACACAGCAGGTCATCGAATGCGACACGCATCAGCACCATATCGTAGGTATTATCCGCTGGCTTATCGGTCACGAAGCCCACACGGAAGCACTCAAGCCCGTCTTTTTTGGCAGTCAGGTGGCTGGCCGTGGTGTAAGTGACATACCAGATACCCAGGCCGTTAAGCGCCTGCTGCACAGCGTCCAGCGTTCCGATAGGCATCTTGTCGTAGTCCAGCAGATAGACCTGCTGCGACTGCATAGCGCTGTCTTTGCGCATTGACTCTTTGCTGAACGGGACGATGTAGCCGTTGTTGTTTTTGGCTGATACCGGTACCGCAGGCAACTTGCGTTCGCCCTTTGACATGTAGCCGCCGTCCTGTGACTTATCCCATTTCTTACCGGGCTGCCACAGCTCCATGAATTCACTGTACCGGGCGTTGTGCTGGTCCAGTAGTGGTGACGTCGGGCCGTCTTCGGTGCTGGTGCAATAACGGATGCGCAGATCCGAAACGTTAATAAGCTGTTTAGGCTTTGGTTTGGGTTTGCTACGTGTACCGGTATCAGATACGTTATCTGCGGTTCCATACTCTGTCTTGCTGTTAGCCGCGCTCTTCCTGACTTTAGGGCGCGGCTTCTTTTTTTCTTCTGTCATTTCGGTTCACCTTCCCCCGTCTGTAACCAGCGTGCATCTACCCCCAGCGCATCCGCCAGGATGAAAATGCGTGTGGTGCCTTTGATGTTGCCGCGCTCCATGCGATGCAGCATCGTCACGCTGTGCTGTGACTTGTCTGCCACCTGTTGCAACGTCATCTCAGCATCCGCTCTGCTCCACTTCAGCCGCTCCGCAAACGTCTTCATTTTTTACCTATTGTGTTATGTGACAGGAAGGCGTACTCTACGCTGGTTTTCACAGTTAAGCAAACACGTGTGAGCCGCACCGGCCACTAAATGAGAGGCACCATGAACCAGAAGAAATTAGCCGCGTTTATCGCTGGCGACCTGAATAAAGGCTTTATCCTCGGATTACCGGGCAGCGGTAAGAGCTATTCGCTGTTCACTGAGATCCTGCCAGCCTACCGCAAAGCAAACCCTGATGCCGTTATCGCGCTGCTGTCGTTCACCAATAAAGCGAAAGACGTGCTGATTGATTACGCGCAGCAGTTTGGTTACCGCATTTCGGAAAAATTCAGCATCACCACTATTCACAAATTCACCGGGCTTGCGCCAACGCTGGACACGGCGGCACTGCAGACTAAGCACCTGCAGAAGACAGCGAAAGTTTCCGAAGTCACGGAAGCCGATCTGATTGTCGTTGATGAAGTGGGTGTGGTGGATAAGACGCTGGCCGCTGCGCTGGACGATGCGTTTCTGGAAGGCAAATACGAACAGGTGTTGTACCTGGGTGATTATGAGCAGCTGAAGCCGGTACAGGGTGATTCTGCTATCAAGCCTGAAAAGGGTGACTGGGTTGAGCGCCTGACCGTGGTTAAGCGCAGTGACTGCCCGGATATCGCTGAGGCTATCACCACACTCAGTGCGAAGATTGCCGCCGAAGACTACGCCCGCCGCTTTAAGCTGAAGCCGTCCGACAACATTAAGCCAGGCCGGCCGTCTGATGCCGTCGTGTCTGTCGCCTGGCGAAACGCCACCGTGCAGCAGCTGAATCAGGAACTGCAGGGATACAGCACGCCGCGCGCTGGTGATGTGGTCTATTGCGATACCCGCAAAGAGGAATACACCGTAACGGATGTGATCGCGGTGCGTGACTTTGAGGAATACGAGTGGCTGAAAATCCGGCCGAACAAAAACGGTGAGCCTGACTTCATCCATGATGGCAATGACCAGTACCGGACGCTGGCCCGCATGCACTCGCAGCTGGTGCCGCGCATGGATGGCTATGTTTGCGGTCTGGCCGTGGAGGATAGCGACGGCACACCGTTCAACATCATCACGCTGTTTGGTACCGGCGACTATCGCAGCACTCAGCGCAAGCTGATGGAAGAAGCCGTGGAGTGGAACGAGCGCTGCATGGAAGACCTGAACCTGACACTGCACCCACAGGACCGGAAGAAGGATAGCCCCCGCGTTATTGACGCTAAAGGTACCATCTACGGCGGCAGCAAAGGCGAAGGCGGCGGCCTGTCCACCTACCTGCGCAAGCATTACGCCTACGGCACACCGGGGTACCGTAACCGCCCTGAATGTGTGGCGGAGCGTGCCGCGTTCTGGTCTGCTTACATGGCAATGAAGGAACTGGTGTTCCACACCGACTTCAATCACGCACGCACTCTGCACGCTATGCAGGGTTCCTCAGTCGATTCTGTGTACGTGGATGTGCAGGATCTGGCAGCAGCGGACGCTGACACATATCACCGGCTGCTCTACGTCGCTATCAGCCGCGCTCGCGAGGTTGTTTATTATGGGTAATGCAACGCTACCAATGATCGCAATCACTAACAAAATGCAGGTTATCCGTAACCGCAAATGGGTGAACGTGCAGCGTGTTGTGTTCCGCTTCGATATTGACGCCGTGTCGCTGCATCTGGCGAATGGCGAGATTGTCACCCTGCCGCGCAAACGCATGCTGTGCGTGCGTGGCCAGCCGTCAGAGGCACAGGCAACATACTGCAGCAGCCGCACTGCTGTGGTTAGTGAAGACGGCGGCTTTTACCGCTGATAATACCGGGCGCGAAAGCGCCCACACCCAAAACAGAGAGGAACACCCGATGATTTTATTTTTGATTCTTATCGCCCTGGTGGCGTTGTGTCTGATTCATGGCCGCGATTACAGCATCAGCGCCGATGAGTATCGTGCGGACGCCAGCTACTGGAATGAGCGCGGCCAGCATAACAGCGCCATGACCTGCCGCCGCCTTGCTGCTGAGTGCAACGGTCACATGATGCGCTGCCGCCTGTGGGCGCTGGCCTTCTCTGTCTGCGCCATGGTGGCCTTCATCGTGGAGGCTATTTCATGGGTACGATGATTGCGTTCTGGTTTGCACAAGGGCTGGCCGCGCTGCTGTGGATTGCTATTTTTGTGGTGCTGCTGCTTGTGATGTTCCTGCTGTTTGTGATGTGGGCTTATGCCAAAGAGGCGTCATGTAAGCATGAGTGGCATACGCGGCATAAGTTTGCCCACGTTAAATCTGCATCGCTGATGGAAACGCGCTGCACTAAATGCGGGAAGGTGAAACATGATTAGCTTAGCGCAGACGCTGCTGCAGCGTGTCCAGCAGCAGGAAGGAACGGCGGAGCAGCTGCCGCGTGTGTACGGCGTCCACTATGCGTCACGCGATGGTAAGTGGGTGGCTTCGAAGTACTTCGACGGGAAGACGCACACACTGGGGCGCTTTGCCACCCGCGACGAAGCGGTGAAGGCGCGGCAGGATTACGACGCGGCACACCCCGGCCAGGACAAACGGCGCGGACCAGCAGCGAACCCCCGCAGTAAAAAATAATTTTGCTAATTGGTAAAAGTGTGGTTTACTACAAATCCAGAAGCACAACCGGCCCCGGAATGGGGCCACACTAAAAGGTAAACATCATGAAACACTGCAACGAAAAGCGTTATAACTCAGCTCATCGCATCCTGGCTAACACAGCTCGCCACCTGGTAAACGTACTGAGCACCACACGCACCACCATCGGCGCTGTGGTTAGCGAGTGGAACAACTTTGTTAAGCGGGCTGGCCGCGTTGGCACCTATGACTTCCCGACTACTGGTTACACCCGCAAAGCGCAGCTGATTGCTGACCTGAATAGCGCAGCTGATCAACTGGAAGCGCTGGCAGAATGCCGCGCCACTGTGTACGACATTGACGCCGCACATGATGAGGCGCTGCTGATGAATATGCCGGTGGAGTCGCTGGTGCATGTTCGCCTGTTCCCTGAAACTATTATCTCTGAAGCGCGGGCACACGCCGAAGCGCTGGAACTGAATGAGCTGCGCGACTTCCGTATTGATGCGCCAGAGCCTGCACAGGTGGCCCGCACAGCGCCGATCACTGCACGCCTGCAGTCACACATCATCGCCCCAGTGTTTATCCTGCTGATGCTGCTGATTGGTGGCAGCTTTAACGCGGATGCCATGATGGCAGGCATGTTAGGCAGCACTATGGCCAATCTGGATAGTGTTGAGCCAGTAGACAACCTGAAGCCAGCTGTGCCGGTACAGCATTGGGTGTGTGGTGGCCAGCAGGTCAGCTACGACGGCAGCAGCATCACTGTAGACGGCTGGCGGTTCACCCGCCCGCTGGACCTGATTAAGAAACAGGAGGCGGTGACGTTCGCTGCCGCCTATGAGAACACCAACCGCCAGATGGTCATGCTTGTTACTGCAGACGGCCAGACCATCTTTGCTGGCGACTACTACCCGCAAGTTTTCTGCCACAAGTGAGGATGTGATGAGCAATAGCCGATTAACTAAATACGGTGAGTGGCTGGCCCGCTCCACCATGAATCGTGTACCACTGACAGCGTTCAACTGCCCGGTGTGCGACGTAACCCTGATGACGCCGTACCCGGCCAAAGAATCGGATGTGTGGGATAGCGTCTGCACCTGCCCAGGCTGCGGCAATTTGTACATGAAAGTGATTACGTTAATGCCTACCGGCGACACAGGTACGACGCCGATAGTTGAAACAACAGTTGTATAAACCCCGCTGCAACGTGTAGTATTCACGTCGCAGCAAACAAACCCAAACCATAGGAACCGAAACGATGAGCAGCATTTTTGATACCCTGATTCAGACCTTAGTAAGCGCCGCGATCACCGAAGTTAAAGCGCATTTCGACAAACGCATTGATGAGCAGAATAGCATCATCGCGCAGCTGTCTGCCGGTACCGTGACCACCAGCACCACTGAAACGCCACAGACCACCGAAGGCAAAGATAAGGCCACTGCCGATGCGCAGAAGGCTGACGCCAAAGCTGCAGCAGGTAAAGGCAAGCCAGCCGCCGGTGCGAAAGGTAAAGGCAAGGCTGCTCCGAAAGACAAGCCTACTGTTGACCTGAAGCCGTTCAAAGCGCAGGCCGCTGACCTGCTGGAGTGGCTGGTGGATCCTGAAGTGGGTGACGCGCAGGACGAAGTTGAAGCGCTGCTGGAGGATTTCGGCGTAACCTCAGAGCCTGAAATTGAAGACGCGCAATACCTCGACTTCTACGGCAAGCTGTACACGCTGGCTGATGAAAAAATCGACCTGGAAGAGTCACCGCGCATCGAAGCATAATCCCCGCTCACTACAGGCCGCCACTACGGCGGCCTTTTTTATGGAACCGTAAAATGACTAAGCCAAAACCAAAACCAAAGCCTAAAGCCAAAGCAGCGGACACACAGCCGCTGGTGAGCGGCAGCAACAATACGCACGCCAAACTCTCTCCGTCGCACTTCGCCACTAACCTGCTGTGTCCGGCCAGCCTGACGATGGAGGATGGGTTACCTAATGAATCCTCTGCCGCTGCCGCTGAGGGTAACGCCATGCACCATGTGGCAGAGTGCGTGCTGAATAACTGGCTGTCGCGCAAAAACCAGAGCGGCGGTAAAGACGCGCATGCCTACGTGGGTGTGTATCCACTGGCAACGGCCAGCAATGCCGGTACCGCAGAGGCGAAGGTAAAATTCACTAAAGATATGGCTGACCTGATTACGCCATATATCGAATACGTGAAGCAGCTGCGCGAAGCCAACGCATACACCGTGATTAAGCTGGAGCAGCGCGTAGACCTGACCGGCGTCCTGGGTGTGGATGTTCCGACCTTCGGGACCGCTGACCTTGTGGCGCTGATCCCGGACGATAAAGAAGGCTGGACGCTGGAAGTGGGTGACCTGAAGACGGGACACGGCAAGGTGCTGGCTGAAGGCGTGGCCGGTAGCCGGTCCGGCAATATGCAGCTTATGGGCTACGCCTGTGGCCTGTACGCCAAATACACCGCAGAAGGCTACACCATCAACCGCATTCGCCTGGGTATTCATGGCCCGCGCATGGGGTTGAAGGATGGTATGGATTTCTTTGACGTGCATCCTGTTGCGATGAAGACGTGGCCGGAAGCCAAAGGCAAGGTAGCCCGCGCGTCACTGTCGCTGCTGAAAAACGGTAAGAAGCATCTGACGGCGTTTGACTTCAACCCGGGGCCACAACAGTGCCAGTGGTGCCGTGCCGCGAAGGAAGGGCTGTGTGCTGCGAAGAATCGCGCAATTATGTCTGAGTTTGAGGATGATGCGCCGCAGGTTGTGACCGTGCAGCCAGCAACCACTAAGCCCAAACCGAAAGGCAAGCCAAAGCCTAAACCTAAGTCAGCAGATGATGCTGCAAAACCTGCTGGCGCCGCTGTAGATTCTTCTGACGGTACCGAAAAAAGCCAGTCAATCGAACTGACGCCTGATGAAATTGTAGCAGCATATGCCAAACTTCCGGATATGAAAAAGCACATTGAATTCATTGAGAAGGCGATGCAGCGGCTGATGTTCCAGGGTGAAGGGCATCCGGACTATAAACTGATCTCCGTATCCGGCGGCGCACGCGTTGTGAAGGATGAAGAAGCGCTGATTGCCGTCCTGAAGGGTGCGCGGTTCAAGGATGAGCAGATTTTCAGCCGCAAACTGCTGGGCGTCGGCAAGCTGGAAGAGCTGGTAGCCGATAAGCCCCGCGTACTGAAGAAGGTGCAGGAATTGCTGGTTAAGCCGGAAAGCAAAACAGGCATCGCACTGCGTTCCGATCCGCGCCCTGAATATAACGGCGCAACGAAAGACGATTTAGCTTGCGATGATTAATTGCAACGTGTAAGGTTGTGTCTCCCGGATAGGTACGCACAGAGCTGAAGCTGGGAAACGCGGGCCGCAGCGCGAAAAATCTGCGGCGCTAACTGAAACTTGAAACTGAACTCTGAAACAGGAATCTGAAAAATGGGCCATACCGTACTCATCAAAGCATCATCACTGCGTAATGACGAAGGTCAGAATGCACGTATCTACTTCACCGAAGACAAGTTCCGCGAAAAAACCTTACCGAAAGACGCTGACGAAAACGCTAAAGCTGCGTTCCGTCGCAACTTCCTGATCCCGAAAGGCGCACCAGCGATGGATGCCATTCTGGAAGCGGTAGAAGCGGCCGCTACTGAAAAATTCGGTAAAGCTGTTGCTGAAAAGTGGATGGAAAAGAACATCGGCGAAGGTGCCGCGATTAATGACCATTGCGCTATCCGTGACGGTGATGAGCGTGACGAAGTAGGCGAGGACTTTGCGGGCCACTTCTTCATCAACGCTAAAACCTACCGTCGTGATCTGGTTATGTCTGCCAAAGGTGTTGAGATTGGCGACGCCCTGGACGAAGACGCGGAAGGCGATGAGCTGGAAGATGATGACGTTGCACCGTACTCAGGCTGCCACATTAAAGCGCTGAAGCTGGAAGTGTGGGCATATCAGCACGGCAAGAAAAACGGCATCAGCGTTAACGTGCTGGGCTGGCGTGTCAAAGACGATGAAGCAGCGGTGATGGAAAGCACCGGCGGCGAATCAGCGTCTAAGGATGAGCTGGGCGACGATGACGAAGACGACGCAGCAACAACAACGTCTAAGGCTAAGCCGAAAGGCAAAGCCAAACCGTCTCGCAAGTAACATAACCACGCTTAATCAAGCCGCCATTACGGCGGCTTTTTTGTTTGAGGCATCACCATGCGCAAGCCTTATGAATTTGACCCCACGCTGCCGCTGTTCTTTCTGGACGCGGAAACATACAGCTTTGCTCCGCTGAAGAAAAACAAGCCGCTCACCGGACACAACGCCACCTGCGGCGCTGACGTATACGCACGCCACCCCAGCACTGAAGTGTTGATGTGGTCCTATCAGGACGGGCTGACCGGAGAGCCTGCGCTATGGGACGCTACCGATCCCGATACACTGGATATGCCTGCTGACCTGCTGGACGGCCTGCAGCGCTGCGCACGCGGCGAAGCCTATGCGGTGTACTGGAACGGCATAGCGTTTGACAGGCGCATCCTGAAGCACTGCCACGACATAGAGATTCCGGTAGAAAACACCATTGACCTGATGCACCTTGCCCGCCTGGCATGTTTACCTGCCTCGCTGGATGGCTGCTGTAAAGCGCTGAATATTGACGAAGGCAGCTCGAAACTGGACACAGGTAAAAAGCTGATTCAGTTTTTCTGTAAACCGTACAAATCCACCAGCAAAGGCGTGGTTACATGGAAGCGCCGCGACAGAAACACGCACCCTGAAAAATGGGCAGAGTTCTGCACCTACGGCCTGCGCGATACCGTGGCTATGTCAGCTATCTGGCGCAAAATACCAAAGCTCAACTGGACCGGGCCACGTGGCGACTTTGAGCGCCGGGTGATTCTGGCCGATACCGCAATCAATGATCGCGGTGTGCGCATTAACCTGCCGCTGGCCGTGAAGATGCGCGACACGCTGCTGACCAGCAAAGAGGATTTAGCAGACAGCACCGCCGAAGAGTACGGCATCAACCTTGCCAGTAACGAACAATTCCTGACAGAGCTGCAGAATGTGTGGGTGGCACGTGCTATCCCGACGTCGGGCAAAGGTGCCGCCGCCAAAGGCACGCTGATGGAATACCTGCGGGATCCCAGCCTGCCGGATGCCGCACGCGAAATGATAGAAGCCAGGCTGGAAGTCACCAGCAAAGGCGGCGGTAAGTACGACATGATTATCCACGGCACTAACGACGACGGCCGCTACTGTGACGGCTTCGCCTACGGTCAGGCATCGCGCACCCTGCGCTGGGCTGGCAGCCGTGCGGGCTTTATGAATATGGCTCGCGGCCACTACCATGACGGGGATGAGGGCGTCTGGCCGTGGGACGAACGCGAGTTACAACGCGGCATTAAGATGCTGATGTGCGGCGCTGCGCACGTGCGCTACGGAATTAACAAGCTGGCCGCCAGTGTCACCCGCGCCTGTCTGCTGCCCGACGAAGGCGAAGAGTTGCAGATTGCTGACTGGTCAAACATTGAAGGCCGTCTGGCGTTTCACCTGTCCGGCGGCATGCCGGGTGTGCAGAAATTTATTGATGCCGATAACGGCGGACCGGGTGTCTATGAGCTGGCTGCTGCCGGTATGTTTGGCGTGCCTGTTGTGGATATCCTCAAAGAGCAGCGCCAGATCGGGAAGCTGGTTTCACTGTCATCACAGTACGGGTCAGCCCACGCAGGCTTCTGCCAGTTTGCGAAAGGCTACGGCTTCGACGTGGCGAAGATGTGTAACCGCCTGGCCGGAACCATGCCAGCTGACTACTGGTCCCGCAGCAACAGCGCCTATGAATTTGCCGTGCTGACTAAGCAGAATCTGGCAGGCCTGAATAAACGCGACTGGCGCATCATCTACTGTCTGATCCATATGTGGCGTGACAACGCCGAAGCTGAGTCCGGGCTGGTTACACTGTGGGCGCAGCTGCAGAAGGCTGCCGTGTCCGCCATACAGAATCCGGGCCGCTCGTTTTGGGCCGGTCAGCGCGTGCGCAGCGACGGTAAAAAGGCGTTCCGCTTTGAGGTGCCAGTGCGCAAAGGTACCAATAAGGCTAAGCCGTGGCTGCACATGGAGCTGCCGTCTGGCCGTGTCGTGATGTTCGCCTATCCGGAACTGCGCCGGGGTAAGAAGGTTGACGACGCCGAAGACGAAGCAACTGGCCGCATTGAGATAGTCTACAAAGGTCCGGACGAAGAAACGGGCGTGTGGGGTACGCAGCGTCTGTACGGCGGCAAGCTGATGGCAATCGGTACGCAGGCCACTGCGCGTGAATTCCAGGCTGAAGCCATTGTAGCGCTGCATGAGTCCGGCCAGAAAATAGTTATCCACTGCCACGATGAGAACGTGAAGAGCGCGCCTGTTGGTGCTGATACCGGGCCATTCACGGCGATTACGGGTACCGTGCCTGCATGGTACGATCAAAAGTTTCCACTGACTTATTCACTGGATATTGCTACGGAGTACAGAAAATAATGGCGAGTCACAAAGAGGGTAAGGTGCAGGACTACGCAAAAGACAGGCTGAAAAAGGAAGGCTTTCTGGTGCGCAAGCTGGCGTATGAAGGGCGCAACGGAGCCACGGATTTAATGGCTGTGGATCTGGTGATCGCATTTATCGAATGCAAAGACGAAGGCAAAGAGCCGGAGCCGCATCAGCTGCTGGAACACCAGCGACTGAAGGCGCACGGCGCGCTGGTCTTTGTGGTGGATAGTAAAGCACAGGTGGATCACATGATCCGGATCCTGACGTTTAAGCGCGCCGAAATGAAACGGCACAACATTAAAAGCATCCTGCGATGAAACGCCGGTTTGAGAAACGCGAGCATCAGCGCGCCATGTGGCAGCATGTTTTCTCTGTGCCGCACTGTCTGCTGTTCGCTTCGCTGGGCAGCGGCAAGACAGGTACCGTGCTGGATGTGCTTAACACGCTGTTCATGACTGGCAAGCTCGGGCCAGCTGACAGGGTGCTGGTGGCCGCGCCGCTGCGCGTGGCTAAAATCGCATGGCCTGATGAGGGTAAAAAATTCAGATGGAACAACATAGAAATAGCCGTGGCCGTAGGCACACCCGCAGAGCGCACAGCCGCGCTGCAAAGCTCCGCAAACGTCGTATGCATAAATTACGATGTAGTGGCGTGGCTGGAGCAGCAGCCAGAGGCAGACAGCTTCACCGTACTTGTGTCAGACGAATGCACGCGGCTGTCCGGGTTCAGGGGCTGGCAGGGGAAAGCGCAGCAATCGAAGGCGCTGGCGAAGCTGCGCAAGCGGAACAAGATGAAGCGCTTTATCGGCCTGACGGCCACACCGGGCGGCCTGCTGAAAATGTGGGGCATGATGTGGTTCTGCGACATGGGCAAGGCGTTAGGCGGCTCCTTTGGTGGCTATATAGAAAAATGGTTCACAACGAAGCAAGTCGGTAAAAACGCTTTTGCTGTGAAGCACACACCGAAGGAAAGCGCGTTTCGGCAAATCATGCGCCGCGTTGCGCCCTTCGCGCTGACTGTGGATGCCGTGTCGATCTTCGGCGTGGATAAGCCGGTGCCGCTGGATTACTGGGTGGAGTTGCCGCATAAGGCCCGCGTGCAGTATGACGAAATGCAGGAAAACGCCTTCGTGGAGCTGGAAGCCAACAAATTTGCAGAGGCTGCCAATGCTGGCGCGTCGCTGCAGAAGTGCCTGCAGATAGCCAACGGTGCCGTCTACCTGTCCGACGACGACGGCGACACTACCACTGAGTGGCTGCAGCTGCATGACGCAAAGCTGGATTGCCTGGATGAAATCGTGGAGAAGATCGACAGCGCAAACTGCATCGTGGTCTACCAGTACCGGCATGATCTGGCTCGCATCCTGAAGCACTACCCGCGGGCGAAGGTATTCGACAAAGACGGCAAGGCTAAGGCGCTATGGGACGCGGGTAAGCTGCAGATGCTGGTGCTGCATGCCGCGTCTGCTGGTCATGGGCTGTCGCTGCAGGGTGACGGGCGTCCGTTCAGCGGCGGCCATCACATGATTTTCTTTGGCTGCGGGTTTGGCTCAGAATTATATGAGCAGGTATGCGGGCGCATTAACCCGATGCGGCAGAAGCAGGCCGGATACACTGATCGCACGGTGTTCTATCACCACATCCGGGCGCGGGATACCTTTGACGAAGCCGTTAAGCAGGCGATTGATACCGGGCTATCCCAGCAGCAGGCGTGTCTGGATTACTTTGACACACACAAGAAATAAGTTTAAGTTACACGTTGCAAAGGAGGATGTAAAAATGGCAGCTGAAAGAGTAACAAACGCTGCCGGTGAAACTGTCGCGAAACAGTGCAGTATGTGCGGCGTCATGAAGCCCTTAACTGATTACCGCCGCTACACCGGGCGCAGTAAAGATGGTCACTACGGATGCTGTAAAGACTGCCACCGCGATGCAGACAACCGGCGCTACGCCGCCCGACGTAGCCGCCGCTAACAGTGAGATAGCCCCGATGAGTAAGAAGAAAAAGCAGCAGCAGCCCCGTTATGTGATTGTGCCTGGCCACACCGGCATATTTCAGTACCACCACGCAGACGGCGTGACCATTAGCTACGGCTGGCGCGGCATCATTCACAACGGCAAGCCGTTTGAATACCGCTTCGGCTATGACACGATGGATAAAGCGATCCGCGCGCGTGACGCATCCACCTTGCGGTTTATTGAAATGCTGAAGAGTGAGAACTTGCCGCAATTTAATTCCCGTCTGTGGAATCTGGAAGCGAAAGAAACAATACGCCGCGCCACTACTGGTGATAAATATGAAATACCTGCAGGCACCCACGCTAATTTAGAAACACAGCGCCTAGCGCTGCTGCGATTTGCCCGCAAAAATAACAGGTCCGTTAACGTGCAATTCTGGAAAGATAATTTTTTAGTTGAGGTGCTGTAATGCCCACCTTCACACCCATTGTAAAAGCAGCCACGCAGCGGTTATCCAAGCTGCGAAGAGAGCAGCGACTTTACGCCATGATTAACGGCACCATGACGCAGCTGTCAAAGTCCGTTCACATGGTGGCGCTGCGTGAATTAATCGACAAGCGTAATTTATTTCAGGGGAAATAATGATTAACGATCCCTATATGACCATGCATAAACCGGAGCTGAAGAAGCGAGCATTAAACGGCGATGAGCTGGCGGCAGCGGAATTAAGACGGCGTAAAGAGAAGCGAATAGCTAAAGGTAAGAAGGCGAAAGGATTTGATATAGAAGCGGGGCCATAGTGGCCCCGCTTTTTATTACGCGTCTACAGGGAAGGATATAAATGCATATATCGCGTTATTACCCCCAATGTTGTAGTTGATGTCAACAAAGCCGTTAGGTCTGACAGTCACTTGCGCCGGGCGGTCTGCTCCGGCAACACCAACACCTGCCACAGGGAATGTGACAAGCTCACTCGGAGAAAATCCGGCTGGCAGAATGAAAGCAGTAGTGTCACGGCCACCACCGAACATAGAGAGCTTAATCTGCACCATACCCATATATTTCCTGAAGCGAGTAGTGCCGTTTACTGTTCCCCAGTTATTAGCCCAGGTAGTAGGTGTCTGCCATGCGGAAGATGGTGCCACAATGTCACCTGCCGCTGTGAACTCCCACTGTTTGCTGCCGTTTGCGCTATCACCAATAGCAATAATCGCGCTACGGGCAGGTGTGCCGCCTCCGATTACCTTACTGCGTAATGTTGCCGTCGCGAAATCAGCCCCGGCCACCTGGTATTTACTGACCACATCACCGCCTAACACAGTGACGCCGTTTGCCGGTGCTGTTGCTGCTCCGTTTAATACACTGAAGTTGGCATTGGCGGACTTAGCATCGCTCTTTGCCTGGACGACTTGACGGAATGTAGCGAGGTCTAAATTGTCCGTACCTTCTGCGGTTACAGACTGCTTACCTTTCCACTTAACATCAAAACCATTAATGCTGTCGATGGTGGCCGCCAGCGCATTATTATTCGCGAGCTTATCCGCTTCCGTCTTCGCACGGTCCGCCTGGCCGGTTGCGGTTGTGGCCGCGCCGGTTGCGACGTCAGCAGATGTATCTGCTGATGTGGCCGATCCCGCCGCAGCCACTGCAGAATCCTGCGCCTTTGTAGCCCAATGCAGTGCAGAGAAATTACCTGCAGTTACTTCGGTGTTGACCGGGTTAGACGCCCACTTATATGCAGACGTGGCTGAGTTGCTAGCCTCACCAGCTTTGGTGCTGGCTGTGCTGGCACTCCCTGCGGCACCGCTGGCGCTGGTGGCTGCCGCTGACTTACTGCCTGCTGCGTTCTGCTCACTGGTGGCTGCAGCCTGCGCTGATGCTGCTGCGCGCGCTGCTGCGTCTGCGGCGTTACCGTTAATGATGGTCAACTGGCGAAGAGTAACGGCATCGCCCGGCTGCGTGCCGTCTGCCATGTTGCTGATGGCAAAGCCTTGCGCATCCCAGTTACCCACACCACCAGCAGGACGGCTGATTGAGCTGCCAAACGTGGCGCGCTGCTCCTGTAGAGACAGCCATAGCCGGTCAAAGTCAGCGTTAAGATCCGACGCCTGCAAATCGCCCAAGTATGTATAGTTGGTTGTGCGCTCTACCGGCGTCTGGCGGCGAAGGATTACACGCTGGCCGTTCAGCGGTTTAGCTGCGGCAGTGAAAGTGACATTGCCGCCCTGTGAGTTACCGATACCGGCCACGCTGTAATCCGTGCCTTCTGTCTTCAGCGCACCAGCTACATACACATCCAGATCTTCGGACTGCAGCACGAAAAAGTTAAAAGGAAACACGGTTGTGTTTCCGTTGGCTACCGATTCAACGATAGGGGTTTGATTAGGTACTGACATAATTTGTTAATCCCACGCTGTGCGAATGGTGTGTGTGGTGCCGGTGCCGCTGTTGATGTTCCAGTGGCGCACCTCTTCTTTACTGCCAACATGACGGGCCGCAATGCGGATCGGTGTTGCCTTCATAGCGCCGCTGCCGCTGTCTAAAAAGTCATCTGCAGCATTACGCACTAACGGGTTAAAGTCACGCATCTGCGCCCACGCAGGCGAGTCACAGACACGACTATGCATCCACAGCGTGCCTGACGTTAACGGGCCTTCCATCGCCTCCAGAATGCGCTCCTGTTTGTTCTGCGTCTGCACCTTCTCTGTGATGCCTACACCCATCCCACGCAAAGCACGACGCAGCAACGTGGCGGCAAAGCTCCCCACGCCGTTAACCTCTACCTGAATATGCGAAATATTGAATTGCTTACACAGTGCTTTGATGCGGATAACCTGCCCGCCGATAATCTGATCGTTGTCGTCAAACTCAGCCAGGTCACCTTCCAGCCCTTCGGCCACGTGCCAATAGTTGTGCCCGCGCTCATCGGTCAGCACTAGCGAAAGCACGCTATCATCAGCATTCACTTTGCCTGTGGCTACATCCCAATAGGCTACGCTACCCACCAGCTGCACGCCTCCGAGATACGCCACCATATCGCCGTTTGCGAACCTGAAATTAATCTCGCAATTGTATTCATTGGCCCATTCAGGGTTAAGCCGCGATTCATGGATAACAGCGGCTTTGAGCATATACTGGCTATCCCAATAGCCGATAGTTTTCGTCTCTTTGCGGCGCTGCTGCAGCTCTTTTTTAGTGAAGCGTTCCGGCCACGCGCACACGCCGTAAATATCAATCAGCCCTTCCGGCGGCTGGAAAAACTCTATGTAGCTGCCGTCAGTCTTGTAGTCTATAAACGGGCGCAGCATGGCGCTGGTTTTACCGATCCCACGGAACACACTGACGGCACGGAAGCCCACAAAAAAACGCTTTTTCTTGTCGCGGTTATCTTCGATACGGTAGGAATCAGAGAACAGCGGAATCGTCAGGCAGTTAGCGCCTGTGTCTTCCACTTCCTGATACAACGTTTCCACGGTGTGCGGGGTACCGACAAACAGTTTTCGCACACCCGGCACCGCAATATAAATCTGCTCGCTCAGGCGGAACTGCAGCTTTTCGCGCAGCTCTGCCGTGGTGATGTTCTTTGGCACTTCCACATCGTCGTTTACGATCAGGCTGGCGCGTGCGCCGGTGACCGTTGACATAATGCCTTTAGCAAAGAACTGCGGGTTACGCGGATCAGCCTGCTTACCTGCATAGGTGAACCACGATTCCACTGTGCCTTCATCCACAAACATGCCTTTGGTCAGCGGGTGCTGACGCAGGATGTTCTGCACGTCACGGCTGGACTTTAGCGCGCTGGGGTCGTCGCAGCTCTGCAGCAGCGTCTGGATGCAGTTATTGCGATAGACTTCCCACGCTAACCAGATATCAATAATCGTAGACTTGCCGCACCCACGGAATGCCCGAAGGCATCCCAACGGGCCGAAGTCGTTCAGCCAGTCGATAATCAGCCAGTGAATCCGTGGCACCTTCCAGCCCATACGGTCTGCCCACAGCTGATAGAACGTAGGAAAGTCAACCATCAATGCACCTGCTTAACACGCAGCTGCTGTGCGTCCTGCACATGCTCTGCAGCTTTTTCCTGTGCCGCTGCAATCAGCGACAGCGTGTCCGATTTGGCCCGGTCAGGTTTATCCAGGTTGTTGAGCGTCAGCTGGCGGCGGCGATTCTCAGCGATGTTTGACACGCTCTGCGTCAGCTTAGCCAGATTACCGGCCTGCTTAGCGGCAGCGCTGTTGATCGCCAGCTGCTGGATACGTTCATGTGCTGTCGGGTTCATCGGGTCATCCAGCGGAATCTGCGGCCAGTTGTTAGGGTCGCAGAGATCCAGCACCTGATACGTCAGGCGGTCCACTACAGAATCCAGCGCCTGCACAGTTTCCAGATTGGTTAACTTGCGGCGCGGCTTTGGTTTTGGCTTGTCAGTCATTTCATGCTTCCTTATTTTCTTCTCTCACCTACGCCGGGGAATTCACCTGGTAACGCTTCTTCCGGTTTCCACCAGTACGGCGTGCCGCTCTTCTGTGCGTAGCCGTTCATGCGCCGGATGTAGTTAGGGTTAAACGCCGCGGCTGCTTTGTTAAATAGCATGTGGTCAACGGCGACCTTAGCATACCAGTAATTTGTCAGCGGCAGCTGCTGACGGGCCAGCCTGATAGCGCGATATGCAGCATCGTCCGGCTCACCTGCAAACAGTTTCGTGCCGATGGTTGTCAGGCTCTGAATGTCAGAAATAACCGGCACTGCGCTGCTGCTATGTCCGCTGTCGCCGGTCAGGTCCAGCACGCTGTTAACCAAATCAGCACCCATCGCCAGACCGCCGCCCGTCATCAGTGATTTAACCATCGTCAGCGGGTCAGTAGGATCCGGCACATCCTGCCCTTTGGTCAGTGCAGTAACAGCTGTCGCCGCATAACCCAGCATCATCGTTGCGCCTGCCGTGGTGGCTGCGTAGCCCCAGCGGCCTGCCGTGCTGCGCTCTTCCATGCGGCGGGCCAGATTCACAGATTGCGTTAACGCGGCGTTTTTAAACAGCATCAGCTGCTTCGCGGTACCGGTCTGGCCCAGCGCACCTGACACAGCCTTAGCCTGGAAGTTATGTTCCGATGTGGTGATATCACCACCGCCGCGCACGAAGCCGCTGACTTTGTTGCTCAGCGCGAAACGCTCATCAACAGACAAACCTGCAAAAGCAGGATGCGCGTCAATGGCTTTGATATCGATCATGCTGGCACCGTCGCGCACTTCCCCCATCGGCATCTGCTGCATGTGCGGCCAGTCAGACTCATTGATACCGGCACGCACCAGCATGGCTGTATCTGACCGGGACAGCTGCGCCCAGTCTTTTTTCACCATATTAGCCAGCCCCAGTGCGCTGGCCGTCTGCCCAAAGTTGCGGTTAATATTGGTCCAGCGATTAAGCAGCGTGTACTTCATCGTAGCCTGTGCGGCGCGGTTCATGACGTTGCCGATCAACAGTCGCGGCGTACCCAAAAACGTTTTGTTCTGCACAGTCATGCGCATATTGAACTCCCGTCCCTGATTAGCTGCGTAGTCCAGCGCAATCCCAAACCGCTGCAGCTCTGCGCGCGCCTCTGCACCTTTGGCCCCGCCGCGTGCAGCATGCAGCCCTGTCATGAAGTCACGCAGGCCGCCATGCACAATCTGCATTCCCTGATATCCACCAACGTGCAGCGCGTGCTGGACCATCGGCAAGAAATCCTGAAACGGTGCGCGCACTGCGGTGCTGGTTAGTGCGGTTGCCGCTTTGTATGCGGTGTACCCGGTAAAGAAGGTGTCGATTTTACCCGGCTGATGCTGCGGGCCTGACAGCACATCAAAGTATTGTTCCGGATTACGCGCCCAGCGGTATGCGCCCTGCGTCCATCCGCTTTTCTGGATCTCGTAGTCACCCTTGTTACCCTTTGGTGCGGCTTCATCACCGTCCAGTTTCTTAGCCGTGGCCGCCAGCTTTTCGAACGTGCTGCGCGGGTTTGGCCCCAGCGAACTTACCAGCGACGCATCCCCGGCCGTGCGTTCTAAACTCTCATGGAACACACTGCCCAGGCTGCGATCATTAAACTGTTTGTTGTAGCCAATGATCGCCTGCGCATCCTTCAGGAACAGGACACGATGCCCTGCTGATTTGGTCAGGTTAGCGCCACGGCCACCGCCTGCCGTCGGTGCCACACCCTGCTCCATGATGGTTTTGTTCACGCCATCTTCAATCAGGGACCGGTATGAGTTGAACAGGAAATCGCGTTTCTCTGCATCAGCATTAGCGGCAATGTCAGTGCCTTTGGTTGTGATACCCCACGCTTCGCCGGAAGGGTGCTGCATCTTTGACCAGTCGCCATTCTGCATCCAGTACTCAATCCATTTATCCTGCCCCACCAGCTGCATCACGCGCGGGTTGTGCATCGCTTCCATGAAGTGATCGAGGTGGCCGATATTGCCGCCGTGGCGGTTCATGAATTCACGGTCACGCTCTTTGCTGGCAGACCAGGCGCCTGCGTACTCTGCGGCACCCGGCAGCATAGGTGTGCCATCCGAACGGCCTTCACCCATGACAGACCGCACTACGTCCTCAAATACCGGGTCGGATTTGCGGGAACCAAACAGCAAAAACGAACCGGCAGATGTATCACCACCACCGGCTTTAGTCGCTGCCTGCATCGCGGCATCCAGTGCTGCAGCGCCGTCAGCGTTGGCACGGATCTCCGCGCCTCGCTTCTGTGTGTCCACTCCTTCCAGAAAATCAATCAGGCCGCGCCCATGCGTGCCTGCGCCGGTGTAGCGGCTGGCGTTTTCCCGCACGGTATTCATGGCCTGAATAGCGGCCTGTTCTGCTGCGAGTTTGCCGATAGCCGCTTGCCGTGCTTCGCGCATCTTATTCCCGATAACACGCTTCGCTGCTTCCACCGCCTGCTCTGGTTTGGACAACGCGGCATAGCCAGCCGGGTCGTATTTACGCCAGCGCTGGCGTTCCTTCAGGATCTCATCACCCATTGCATTACCCTGCTGCGGGGTAAGCGGTTTTTTATTAATGCTGACCAGATGAGCGTTTACTTTTTCCAGACATTCACTGCGCATGTTATTCCCCGAACGACAGCCCGCAGGCCGTAGCGATGTTATAGACTTCGTTTTCCTGTGCGGCTGCTGCGTGCTCCTGTTGCACTTCATCCAGCAGCGCATGCAGATGCTGCGCTTCTTCCGGGTGCGTCGTCTCCATCGACTTAGCCACGTTGCGGAGGTCATTATGCACCGTGTTCAGGTGATCGTCACTGTCGAGCGCATCAGCTGGACGCTGTGGCCGGGTGAACGGGTCAACAGGATCCACCGGCTTATCCGGAATAGGCGGCTGTTCCCGCGCGGCTGCAGTCGTTTCCTGAATGTGCTTCAGGTTGCCCGGGGCGTCCGCCTCTGCCGCGTCGTACTCCCGGCGCACACCTTCGTAGGTAGGCTGCTCCTTCATCGCAGCAGCGTGCTGCTCCGGCGTGATTTCACCGGCACGCAGCTGGTCATCCAGCGATTCTTTATGAATGGCCCGCACTTCAGCCTCCATTTGTGCTGGCTGCTTCATGACAAACGGTGCTTCCTGCAAACCGTCTACGCCGCTGACGTCTACCGGCCTGCCGTTGTCGATATCATCAACCGCTTTGGCAAAGCCCTTGTTATGCGCTACCTGCGCTTCCGGGGTCATCGGCAGGCCGGGTGCTGACTCCGTGGCTGCGTGGTCTTCGATACCATTCAGCGTACCGGCGTCAATATGCTCCTGACGGGCTACATGGCCCGCCTGATTCATGACGCCGCCCATGATGAAGGATGTGAGCGCCTGCGAGAAATCGTAATGGCGCTGCTGCTCTGCCTGATCGCGCATGCCGTAGCTGTCCAGCAGGGCCGCACGCGCCCACATAGCAGGCTGGTCTGCAGCGACGTTAAACGCACCACCCACTGCAAAGCGGCTGGCAATGCGTGTCACCATCGTTTTGCCCCAGTTGCCCCAGCCGGGAAGGATAGCGCCCGCCGCATTTGGCAGCGCACCCGCAGCGGCAAACTCCTGCGACTGATCAAAGGTCAGTTTCATTTCTTTGCCTTCGCCCAGCCCTTGCCCGTAGTTGCTGGCAAACTCTGTGGTGAAGGCTGCAGCTGGGTTAACAAACGCAGCGGCCAGCGTCGGGAATGCCTCTGCCAGCCCTTCAGTAACCTGCGTGAAGCCACCCATCAGCATAGGGTCAGCCTTCGGGATCGCCTCAATCGCACCCGGTAACGCGGCGTGGAAGTCGTGGTCCGTGTAGGTAGGGTCAATATCCGTTTCTGCTTCGATGCGGTTAGCGGATGCGCCAGCCTGTGCCGCGCCAACTACGGCAGTGACGTTGTGCCATTTCGCAGACGTCGCCCGCGCAGCCAGCCCCGGCACGTCAGTCATGCCTGCGAACCAGTGCGGGTTCTCAATATTCTGGACTTCTACCGGGCCTTCTCTGGCCGTGTCTTTATCAATGTTGTCATCAGAGAGCAGCATTATTTTTTCACCTGCAGTGTGATTGTCTGACCGCCTGCGGCAATGTCGCGGCGTCCGTCTGTGATGCGGTAGCTGCCGTCACCCGCCTGGCGGATTTGATACACGCCAGAGTCTAAGCCGTTACGCACAGCCAGCCCTGTTGAACCGGGCAGCATATCCAGCTGGCGGCGCATATCGTTGGCAAACTGATTGGTGTCAGCCCCCGGCGGCGCGATAGCGTAGGCATGGCTGAAGCCCTGCGTGGTGATCTGCACGCGCTCACCGGCTACCTGTGAAAGCGCCTCATCAATAACATCACCATCGTTTTTAGATTTGGTCTGCCCGCGCGCGGTCACGATAGGCTTGATGGTGTTGAGCACCGTCAGCTTTTGCGAAGGTGTCAGGTTGTCGCCGTATTTGGAATCAATACGGGACATAAGGTCGATATCAGGCACCACATCCACTGCGCCTTTCTTCAGCATTTCCTGACCCACCTGCATATCAGCGGCCACCTTCACACCGGCAGGCGTGTGCGCTACAGAGGCAACAGCTGTGATAGTCGGGTCTACTTTTTTCAGACTGCTAAACAGCGCGTCAGCTACTTCCGGGCCAGCACCGTCTCGCAATGCCGTGGCGTAATCTGCGCGTTGAACCGGTGTCATAGTTTCCCACTTCGCCTGAAAGTTTTTCTGTTCCGATGGCTTCAGCAACGCATCACCGGCACGATACCCAAATTGCTGCCGTGCCTGCTTGATGTTATTCAGGCGGTTTTCCAGCTCTGTGAATTCCGTTGTATTGGCAGCATCAAACGCAATCGGCTGCAGAGGCTGTTGATTCTGACGGGCAATCAGTGACTGCGGATCTTCGGCCAGCTCCTTCTCCCGCTGGGAGGCTACGCGCTGGTAGGCGTCACGCTGCGCATACTCTGCTTTGGTGCCGCCGTTCTGGTCCAGTTTGATAGATAGCCGCTGCACTTCGCTATCCAGCTGGTCAGGCGGCAGGCTGTACGCCTTCTGCGTCTCCACCATCTGCAGCTGCATAGTCCGGGTATCGGCACCGCTGGCTGCTGCGCCGGTACCGTGTACGGTGCTGTCATATACCTGCCAGTCTTCCTCTGTGGGCTGCTCGCCATTGTCCAGGCGGCGGGTCATCTGGTTAACGGCAGTACCTGCTGCGGTTTCACGGCGCTGCGCTACGGCGTCTCTGTGGTTCTGTGCGGCAATTGCCCGCGCTTCGTTGCGGCTTACTTTGGTGTCAATGCTGCCGCTGATGGAGGCAAGCGCGGCATCGTCCAGCCCTGCTTTAAGCGCTTCACCCTTCAGCTGCTGCAGCGCGCTGTTGTCATTCTGCGCAGCCTCTACGCGGTAACGGAAGTTACCCAGCGTTACCTGCTTCAGCATGGCGGCTTTTTTCTGCTCCACCATAGCTGGCCCATAGTGCGCGGCGTTCTGGTCGTAGAAGTCGATAACCGCTTTGCGCGCCTGATCAACCGGCACACCCTGCTGCGCCATCTGACCAAACGACGCGGCGGTTTTATCCAGCTCCCGATCCGCTTCGCCCCACGCTACCTTCTCCACGTAGTTGCCGAAGCGGTGCGCGCCGGTTGCTTTGGCCGCTCCTACGCCTTTATCCAGATAGGCTTTGCCTTCGCTGTCGAGATCCAGAATTGGCGATTTCGCATACTCCGCTTCTTTGTCGTCCAGCGCCTGGCGGAATGCCGCTGCCGCCCCGCGTGAATCCAGCTGGCCCTGCTGCACTTTGGTGTCAATGTCATCCATCACCGACTGCTGATATTGGCTGTACTCTGACACGCGTTGCTGCGCACTCAGTTTCGCCATCTGCGTGTAGTGCTGGCGCAGGTCTGCACCAATCTGCGCAATGCTCTTCCCTAAGCCCACACCGGCCTGCCCTACCTGCTGCGCGCCGGACTGCTGCGCCTGCGATACACTGGTTACTTCCTGATGCTGTACGTTTTCCGGTGTGAGGTTTGCCACCTGCTGCCCAAAATTACCCTGGTCAATGCGCATGCCGTTAACTCCAGATTGATGCGATAGACGCCGCTGTATTCAGCAGCGACGATTTGTTGTTGATGCTGGCCGCTTTGCTGGTGGCGTTGGCTGCCACATTGCCCGCTTCCAGCGCCTGTGCGCCTGCCTGACGATACGCCCCGGCCTGATTGCGCAGATTAGCCGCCTGGCTGGCTCCTTCGAGATTAATGGTGTACACGTCCTGCATGACGTTACCCCACGTGCGGGCCTCCACTTCCCCGGCACTACCTACGCCAGACACAACACCGGACGCGGCATAGCTCACAGCCACACGGCTGACAGCCTTCTGGCCCTGCTGACGGATAACCAGCGCTTTGTTAGACGCCTGGTCAATCGCCAGCTGCGCATTACGGTCTGCCTGCCCCGCCTGAAACTCATACTCGATCTGTTTATAGCGGCCTTCGTTTACCTGCGCTTTGGCTTCCTCTTTGGCAGCATCCTTCTGCGCTTTACCGGCAGAATACTGCCCGTATGCCTGAATGCCGCCGCTGATGATGCCGCCCCATGACGCGCCACCGATGCCGCCCCCGCTGAATAAACTGCCTACAGTAGACAGCGCACTAGATACCCATGACATATATCTACCCTTTAGTTTGTGGTGATGCTGCGAATGACAGCCAGCACATAGAACGGCAGCGGCTGCGTCTGTTCAATCGTAATCTCTTCGTTGTCCCAGCCGTTGCCCTGCCAGTCAATGTCGCCAGTATACAACGTTGCAGGCTTGTCGAGCACTTTTAAACCGAAGGATCGGAAAGGCACGGTATCGCCTTCGATTGTCATACCTGTAGTACGCAGCACGCGGACAGTAATCCGGTTGATGCTGTTCTTTGTAGCCTGTGCCGTACCCGTTGGCGTCTGCACTTCCGGCTTCAGCATCTGGATGCGACTGACAAACGGCAGTCCGATCTGCGTGGTTTTGGCCGCACGCTGCAGGGTAATCTTACCTCCGGTCACAACCTGCTGCGGCTGTGGCACGCCGTCCGCCAGAATGTCCACGGTATGGCCTTCGATATGGCCTAGCTTATCCCACACCGTCTGCGCCGGGTTGCCGTCCAGCACCTGACCAAACAGGCATGAATCGCAGTATGCCGTGTCGTCCAGCGCTTCAATATAAATCCGCGCCTGCCCGTTAAGGAATCGCTGCACCGCGCAATAGGTCACATCAACACCGGCATCAGTAGGGATGCTGCACACCGCTTTAAACAGTCCGTCGGTTTCCTGCTTCGCCCACGCTACAACCTGCGCCTCTTTGTCATAGGTGACTGTTACCATATCGCCGCCCAGCAGCACCATGTGCAGCAGGCTGTTAGGCTCCTGCTGATACGCCAGATCCACCACACCCTCATCAGACATATCCGTTGAGAGCAGTGACAGGTTGCTGACGCTGTAGCCCTGCTGTGAATCCGGGTCGTATGACATAGCCAGCACCTTGCGGCGTGCGCGCTGGATGTATACCAGCTCAGTGCCGCAGCGTACCGGGCGCACCTCTGCCGCGCCAAAGGCAGACGGTACGCGCACATCAACATCAGTCGGAGTGATAGCGCCGCCGTTGCTGCTAATCAGGTATTCATTGCTGGCCGTCCAGGCAACTAAGGCGTTATGAGAAAACAGGCTGGTGATAGGGTTCACCTGATCGGAAGACAGGGTGAAGCTGTAGGCGCTGCTGTCCAGATCCGACAGCTCAAAGCGATAGTATTCACGCAGCTTGCTGCCCCACACCGTCAGCGGGTATTTGTTCGAACCGGCGAACACCAGCCGCTGCTCATGGATAGCGACACAGGCTGGCCAGCCTAACGTATCGTTCCAGATAACCTCTTTCAGCCGCCAGTCGTCAGACGATGCGGGCGTGTTGGCAAACATCAGCGCGCGCAGCTGGCCGGTAATGTGAGCTTTGTCCTGCACGCTGTCGATGCGCACCAGACCACGGTTGACGGCAATGTACTTACCCACGTCAGCTGCGGTAAAACCGGTACCGGTATAAGCACCGTCTTTGTTGTCATCATTGGTCAGATGCATCTTAATGACCTGCCCGACGTGGTTGTTACCGGCAGTGATATCTGTGGCGCTGTAGGCGTCGTTATGCAGCCAGCCAGGCGGCGACGGGTTCAGCTCTTCAAACGGCATGACGTCGAACGGCACCGCCTCACACACCCAGTCCAGCTGCGCTTTACGCACGACACGACGCGGGCGCATCAGCGGGTGCGTCAGGAATAACGTGTCACCGGACTGCGCATAGTCCATACCGGTTAACAATCCTGCAGGCATGCCGCTGGTGATCTCAAACGGAGTACCGTCCGCTTTAACAACCTGCTTCCCGTTCTGGTGGAACCTGATTTTACCGTCGGTAAATTCCAGCACGTAGGATTGACTGCGGTTGAACACGAACGGCACCAGGCGGATCACGCCGGTGTTGATTGCTGATGCCGCGATGTAATGCAGCCCGGGGCGGCGCTGCACACCACCCTGCACCCTGATCTGCACGTTGGTTAGTTCTTTCGCGGCCTGCGCATATCGCTGGATATCAATGCGCCCTTGCAGGTCTGGCGACAGCTGGCCCGCTGTGAAGCTGGTCTGGATGGTGTTCTGGCGCATGCTTAGTATCTCGCGTTGATAAGGGGGTTACCGTAGAACTCCTGCGGAGGCGTCTCCTGTCCGTCATGCAGTTTGGCGCGCATCAGCGTAATTTCGTACTGCTGATTCTCATCGTTGCGCACAGCACGATCTTTGGTGATTGGATAGGCCAGCTCTTTGCGCATGCGTGCCACCATCACCGCCACCAGATCACGTGACCAGGTAGATTCAATTTCATTCCGGAACGTGTAAACCAGATTGATGCTGTCAGCGTTGCAGAGGATGTGCTGGCCTTCGATTTCATAATCTACCTGCTGCCCAAACAGCATTCCCGGATCGACGCTGATTACCGTGATGTAATCGGCGGGCAGCAGAAATTTATTGGTGTAGCCAAACTCTGGTTTGTCTGCCGATGGTGAAAGCACCACGCGCTTTTTTGCGCAATTCCACGGATGCTGCTTAAGCACGTCGTTGCGCGATTCTTCGTACAGCGCGGCAGCCAGTCGTGCGCCTTCGGTACCTTCATCAAAGCTGTTGATAGAGCGGCTACCCAGCTGCTGCAGCGCGATAGAACAGATGCCTACGGGGTTATCCGTTTGCGTTAACGTAGCCATTATTGCCTCCTGAAAACAAAAAAGCCCCGCTCGCTGACGCGGACGGGGCCATGATTTAGAGCTGCTGAATTATTTGAAATTCAGCTGCACCACTTTCTTCTCATCGGTACGGCCTGCACCGTAGGATGCGCGCGCTGACAGCTGAATGATGTTGCTCAGGTCGCGACGCGGACCGACGTCAGTAGCGTACTGGATGCCGGTGCCGAAGTGAATACCAGACTTAGCCCACGCATAGGTAGTGTATGAGCCAGCATTAGCACCGGTGTTGCCAGCCACTTCATAAGGGATCCAGTTGAAGCCCAGCAGGTTATTACCCGCTTCCATCTTACCAGCCTGCAGCGCTTTGAATGCCGCATAGTCCGCGCTGGTCAGCTTGTCTTCAGACAGGATAGCGCGCAGCATCGCAGAGTTATAGCCAATAAACAGCTGCTCGCCGTTCTGCTCATCACACTCATTGGCGCGGAACATCACTTTAGCCTGAATCAGATCATCAACGGTCATCGCTTTAGCGTTGGCGGTAACCGGGTCGCCAATCTTCTGCGAGGCTGGCAGCGATTTAAGCGTTGCCTGCGTGGCGTTGGTGGCGCTGCCGTCAGCGGTACCTTTATCGGCGTGGCTGTCACGGCGATAGATATCGGCACCCATAGCAAAGAAGCATACGGCGTCTTTGGTGCGGTTAGCTGCAGCTACCATCAGATCCATATACGGGCCTGACGGATTAGCAATCAGTTTCGGAAGGTCGAACTGCTCCACTGGAACGTACACATCGTAATCGTCCATCATGACGATACGGGTACCGGCTTCAGGGATAGACAGCGGGGTTGCGCCGAAACGGGCTGAGGCATCACGCTTACGCATGACCACTTTGCCCAGGTCGTTAATGGTGAATGATGCGCCGGTGATAGCACCGCGATCAGTGACGGCACCCTGCAGGCGACTTTCTTTCTGCTGACAAGCGATCTGGAACCCCTTGTCAAACTCCTGCACAAACGCAGCGGTGATTTGGTCCTGGTTAGTAATCGGCATAATGAGTCCTGATGTATGGTTTAACGTAATTTCGCTTTACCGTATCTCAGGATTGTCCGTTGTGCGGGTCCGTCGTTCGGTGATGATGTGCTGGTGGATTATCCTTGCGGGTCCGATGTGGCGAAGCATTGCGCAACGTTGCTGTACTTGTCAAATAAAAAGCCCGCCGTAGTGGCGGGCTTGTCGCAGCGGGTTGCGATTAGACTACGCGGCCGGTACCGGCGGAGCGTTCGAAGTGTGTTCTTACCTTCTGACGAATCTCCGCATGCTTCGGATCTTTTTCGTTTTTGTAGGCAGGATCACGCATCAGCGCCTCTACATCATTTTCCGTAATCTCTGGCTGTCCCACCAGCGTTAAGCGATCCTCGCCAACTTCTTTGCCTAACGTCGCCATCATGCGCAGGATTTTAGGGTCGGTGCCGTAGGCGTTGAATACGGCCTGCTGTTCCGCCGGGTCTTTGAACACCGCACGCACCGCAGCCACTGCCGCAGCCATGTTAGCGTTATACACATCCGGTGCGGTCCAGACTTTGCGTAGCTCTGCTTCAGCCTGCGCGCCGGTCAGGCGGGTGTCTTCCGGTTTGTTCAGCGCGGCCTGTGTAACCAGCTCACTCACCATCAGGTTAAGCTGCGCGTTGTTCACACCAGCGGCATGCGCCTTGCCTAAGAACTCCTGAAAGTCAGGGTATTTGTTCAGCTCTTCCAGCGGCGGCAGACCTTCGGCCGTGATTTTATAGCCGGTGATATCGGCCGGGGCCAGCTCGCCAGCGCCGTTACGTTTTTCAAGATGCGCGTATGATTCAGCCAGCTTTTTAGCGGACGCCTCATAATCCAGCGCGGTACCGTCTGCAGCTTTGGTGCGGAATTTCTCAGGCAGCCATGACAACGGGTCAGTGGTTTCACCTGCCGCTGGTGGATTAGCTGCGTTGTTCAGCGGGTTGTCAGCCGGTGTCTGGTTTGATGCGAAGTTGGCAAGCGGGTTATCGCCAGCTGCCGGTGTGGTAGTCGTCTGAGGTGCCGTTGCTGCAGGCTGGCCCGCTGCCGGGTTGTCAGTTGTCTGCGGTGCGTTGGTATCAGTCATCTTTGTTTTCGCCTTTAGGGTTGAGTTTCGCAGCGTGGAGCTGCTTCCATATAAAATCAATTACTTCGCGCTGGCCGATCCTTCGGCATGTTTCCCTGTCGCCTTCCTGACCGCCGGAGACAAAAGCGGCAGAGGTGCAGAATCGCTGCTCCAGTGCTTCGAGCACCAGCGCAGCGCGCCTGTCATCCTCAAAAACTAAATAGTCGGGGATGGTGTGTTGCATGATTAGCAGTCGTCTGCTGGCTTGAACACAGCGCGGCACGCCTGCATGCAAGCGTTCTGCATACTGGTGCGGGCTTGCGCCATCCAGCGCCCGTCTGCGCCGTGAATCTTCGCTTTCTCGCAGGCTTCGAGAAACTGTTTACTAATAGCCTTCAGCTCATTCGCTGTGTCTGCGTCGGTCTGACTCAATTCACGATAACCTGTAATGTCGGGCTGTTTCATTGTGCGGTTTCCTGTGGTGTGTTGCTGTTGGTGATCTGCTCAGAAGCGTTCTGCATCTGCAACTGCGCATCCATCTGCTGCTGCTGCTGTTGCTGTGCCGCTTCTGCACGTTGCTGCCTCAGTGTATTCACATCGTCCACGGTGCGCAACTGCGCAGCAGGAACACCCAGCGCTTCTGCGGCATCACGCAGCATGGCGTCAACGTTGTAGTTATCGACAAACGTCGGATCAATCTGCACAACCTGCATCAGCAGCGCGAGCGATTGCTGGATTGCCGTGACTTCGGTCAGGCGCTGCGCACGCGCCAGCGGGTTATCAAATACCACATGGAACTCAACGTCCTGCATTGAGTCCGGAACTTCCGGCAGCGCGCCGTTACGCAGCATCGTCCAGAAACAGCGCTCCACCAGCGGCTTAAGAAACTCCGTTTGCATGCGGCCAAACGCTGGACCCATCTGCTGACGGATGAGGTTCATACGCTCGTTTACTTCTGTTGCCGTCATCTGGCCGTTCTCGCCAACAGCGCCCAGCTGGTCAGCCATCATCACGCGGCGGATCTGCTGCTTCAACCCGTCTTCCATAGTGAAGGCTACCTGGAAGTTTCCGGCCTGCTGCAGCGGAACAATGTTTTTCACATCGGCAGCGGTGATGATTTTGCGTGGCCCGATAACGATGTTTTTGGTGTTGATCACACCGTCATCAGCAGCAACATAGGTACCTGCCACAGCCATTTCAGCGTTCTGTTTCTCCAGGCGCTTAAGAGCATTCAGCTCTTTTGCATCTGGCAGCGCGTCGCTGACCGGACCGCGTGCATATGGCGTACCGGGGATTTTGATGTAGCGCGGCACCATCACCGGGAACTCATGGAAGCCTGATTCACGCACTACGCGCTTATCGTCCATCGTGGCATGCACCGACATAAACGGCATGTTTTTGTTCGTCGGACTGTCAGCACGGCGGCTGCGGCGCGGACCGACAAACCACACGAAATTGAATTTCTTATTTGGGTCTTTATCCATCGCATCCAGAATGGCCGGTCCTACCTTGTCTTCGCCAAACTCAGTCACTGCCTGCGCTGCCGTCAGCTGGTATTCCCGGCTGATGGTGTCAACGCTCAGACCGTTAGCGGATGCAAAGTAGCATTCAGCAATGGGCAGCTGCTCAAACCGGAAGCCGCCGCGCACTCTGTCATAATCGTGGTACAGCGCGAACTGACCGCAAATCACATACACCAGCATGCTGTCAAAGGCTTCGCTGTCAAAGTTGCTGGCGTGGATAGCCTGCCATACCGCTTTACTGACCTTAGACAACCACTGGCTGCTGCTGGTTACGTCGCCGTCAGTCGATTCGCGGCCAGTCTCGCGCAGCTCCAGCCATTGCGAGTTAGCCGGGACCAGACCGGAAATCAGGGATGATGATAGTGTGCGCGCTGCGTCTGTCAGCGTGGAATCCATCAGCTCAGCGCGCTCCTGATTGGCGGCCTCAGCTGACAGATTACCGGCGAACTTTGTACCCAGCTGCGGGAATGAGAATTTGAAGCACTCGCGCGCATGGTTGTCCAGCTCAGTGTTGCGCTGGCTCTTCATGGTGTCATGCTGTCTCAGAATGTCGTCAACTAATGCCATTGGTGTTTACCCGTAAAGTGATTTAGGCCCGGTTGAAAGCGGGGAATATTCCGTACCGGACGCGCCACCACGTCCGCCCACAGTAGCTGCCCAGCGCCCCAGCAGGGATGTGCCGCTACCGCCCAGCCACCCGGCATTAGTCGTCAGGCTGTTATCTTTTTCGCGCTGCGCCAGCAATCCAAGATACTGGTTATACGCCTGCTCGTTTGCCTGATTTGCGCCAACAGTCCAGGCGCCGCCAGCTGGTGCGCCTGCGCCGCTGCCTGATGCATCGTAACCCGGGGCCAGTGGATTGACCTGCCCTTGTGACGCAGGCCGCCAGCCGCTGGTGCCGCTGTTGTTTCCGTTGCCGCCTTCGTTACCCTGACCGACGCGCTGACCGTTAGCCAGCGTCTGGCCGGGGCCGTAGCCTTCGGACGTCACG